CAGGACCTTCTCCATGTAGTGCCAGAGCTCGTGGAGTAGTGTGCTGAAGACCATTTCAGCTAGCTTCAGAGGATCCTTCTGCTTGCGCCTGTACAACTTCGGCACCCGAACAACGACTGAACCGTGCGGTGTGCGGACGTGCCCATCCTTGCGCGTCCACACACTATATGCACCAGGATCGTATGAGCCCCATGTGTACTTGGACGAGTTGAACACGACCACCAACTCGTCCTTCGGCGCCTGCGTCAAGCGCACTCCCCATTCAACAAGCTGAACAAGTAGTCGGTTCGGCAAATCGGTGTGGTTGTAAACTTTCATCATCCTCTCCTTACCATCTCCTCTCTAGCTGCCTGCGTGTAGTGGCAGCCCACGACTGTTCCCATACGGTCGATGTCGGCGTGGAGCACCCCACGACGCTCCAACGACATCACCAGGCGCAACGCCCGCACCAAACGCAGTGCCTGATCGTTGTTCCTTACACGGATGGAGCGGAAGTCCAGGACGTTGGTCTTCCGCTGCCACTTGGCCCCGAGCTTCTCCAGTTCAGCTAGTGCTTCCTTTGCCCGCTTCAGTAGAAACGTGTTCATCTCTCTACCCCCCACAACGCTCAGCGGCTTCAATATCCAGCTTCCCCTCCATCCATGCGCGCACGATACTCAAGGCTTCCGTAACTTCCCGGGTAACCCGTTTCTCCACCAGGCGCTTGCCCTCGTACAGCCGAACCTGGCTGTAAAGCACCGGGTAGCTCCCACGGCGGATCCATTGCACTGTAGCACGTCGCATGTTTCACCTCCTCATCTCCTCAATACTATCCCCCAACCCCTCCAATGCAATGCAGAGCGTCTCTCCCACCTCCTCACGGAAGGCGTCCAGGGCTTCCATCGGCTCCACCACGTCCTCGAACGACTCGTAGAGCTCCTTAGCGTCCCTGTAGAGCTTGTGCAACGCCCTTGCAAGCTCCTTCAGTGCTTCCTTGCTTTGCTTGAGTTCCTGCCTAGTCACTGTTCCTCTCCTTCCTTGCACGTGCATTAGCAATTGCCCGCGACGCTTCAATCAAGTCCGTCGTGCGACAAAACACGGTAGCCGAAGTGATGTCCGTGACTGCCCAGCGCAGCACGTCCTCGGGCAGGATGTATCCGCCCTCCTCGACTGCCTTGTCATACCGCCGCAGGCCCCAGTCCAGCCGATTCACTGCTTTTTGCAACACATCACGCGCGTGTTGCAGGGCCTTCCTTCCCGCCTCAATCTTCTTTTCCATTGTACGTCTCCTTTTACTTGTGTCCTGTGCTTTCCTTTTCCTTACACTTGTATTATAGCATGCCCGCTATCGAAGTCAACCCCAAATCTGGAAAATCCTGGAATTTTCCTGAGGCGTAAGTGCTTATGTCCATTGGATTTACGTCGTTCAACACAAAAAGAGAAACGGGGCACGCACGGCTTGGGGATGTTAGGGGGAGGGAGCGCGGCAGGAAAACCTACACGGGGCACGTATGCCGAGCGGTCCTGAGCGTGGGACACTTGCTCAGCAGTCCTGGGGCTGGGAGGGAGAGGCGACAGGGAGGGGGAGGGGGAGGGGGCGGAGGTGAGGGAGCGGGGGAGCCTCCCATAGCTGCCCCACTATCCCGAACCTAAGGAAACACTACAATGAACTAAAGCAACACTGCAACGAACCTAAGGAAACACTACAATGAACTAAAGCAACACTGCAACGAACCTAAGGAAACACTACAATGAACTAGAGCAGCACCGTAATGAACCCAAGACAACACTGTAACGAACCTAAAGCAGCACCGTAATGAACCCAAAGCAGCACTACAATGAACTAGTACAACACCGCAAGGAGCCTGAGGTAGCGTTCCAACGGGGTTAAGCTACTATACTTCAACAAATTCGGGGAAAGCACCTATACGTAACACTTGCGGGAAGCACGTTGTAGCTAGTGAACCTAACGCTTTCCTCTACGCTGTTGTACGTGTTGCGGAGGGGATGAGATGAAATAGAAAAAGGGCACGCCAGTTGAAGCAGTAATACTGGCGTGCCTTATAGGAGTAACAGCGTAAGAAGACGCTGGTATTGTTTAATCGCTGGCGTCCTCGTTCTCCTCTTCTTCGTATCGGCCTTCCCGCAACCCCTGTTTCTGCTCAGGCTTTGGTAGCTGCCCCTTGCGTCGTCGGTCGCTTGCAATCATTCTTTTCCGTGCCTCAACTACTTCATCAGCAGTCACATGTAGATGCAACTGCCGTTGGTCAACTAGGCGTGGTGCTTCCCTGCGCTCCATTGCTTCATCAATTTGGTTCTGTTTCTCCATTTCAATCAAGTTGCGAATGGCAATTAGCTTGTCGCGTGTTGTTCCCTTGTGGAAAGTGTCAATGGTAACAAGCACGGCAAGCTCTTTTGCCAGCTCCCTCCGTGTTGTTTCTGTCTTCCAACGCTCAACCATTTTAACGTGCAACCTCTCTATGTGCAAGTCGGAAAGAATGTTTCAAGTTCCCCGGCCGGGATTCGAACCCGGTTCGGCGGGTCCCCCGTGGTACTCCGCCAGGACAAGCCACGGGTCCTCATCTTGCCCGCGTGTTCCCACCACGCCGCCGGAGTTCCAATGGGCAAGGCACCCGATTAGGTAACCACGCTGGAACCGTACCCTTTACCCGTCAATTCCAGCGTGGATTCGCCCTTCACTTCCCTCCTACAACTGACACTCCTCGTTGATATTATACAAGATCCTGGAAATCTCAGCAATTTGCTCGTGGTTGTACTTCAACGACGCCGGCACTGAAACACTGGGGTCGGGTGGTGAATCAAGTTGCTCGCGCGTTGGCTTTGTAGCTAACACTGGTTCAAGGCGGTTGCTTACTTCACAAGCTAGTTGAAGCAGCTCGTTCAACGCCAGAGACAACGCTTCGCACTGTACCAAAATGTTTTCGTTGTTGTGAATCGCAAGGAACTCATCAACGCTAAGAGGTTCCGCTGCTTTGTCCATCTTTGCTCCCCTCCTTTTCCAAGCGTCTTGCAAAATCAACTAGCTGCTCAGCAAGACGCTCACATTCAGCAATAACGTACTTCATGCTACGTACTTCTCCCTCGAAAGTTCCATCCAATGAACCATCCCCTGGATGGTTGCACTTAAATCCAAACCACCATCCCTCCGACTTCACTGGACATCCCTTGCGACCATGCCCGGAAAAAGACAACCCTCCATGGCAGTCGAACAAAGCACTTGGCGTCCGCCGCTCCTTGTCGGTTGGAATTGGTTGGTCGTGCTTGACCTCGTACAAGGGATGATTGCATGGAACTTCCACATACCCGCGTCGATGACACGAAACGTCCCAAATTCCCACAGCACAAATAGCCCTTAGCCCAGCACGGGTAACCCACTCGTACTCAATCATCACAAGTCTCCCTTGCACTCAGCATCAAGCTGTTTCAACACGTCCCTCGTGGATTCAAGCGACTGAATAGCACTGTGCAACGTACCGATCACGCGGTCAATTTCCCTGTCGTAGCCTCCCTCCCTCCTTGCTCGCACTATCAAATTCACTGCTTCGCCAATTTGCCCAAGCCTCCATCGGTCCGAAATGTTGATCCCAGACGCCCGCTCGAACCGCGCTACAGCTTCCTTCAACTCGTTCAGCTCGTGCTGAACTATCCTTAGCTCCATTGCTTTTTTCGCGTCTTCAGCACTTCTTTCCCTTAACCGCCGTGTTACAGCCGCCATGAACTCCCATGTCGGCGCTACTGGTTTCAGCTTCGGAGCACGCTTGATGATTCGCGTACTACGGCTGTCGCATTCAATCAATCCCCATTGTTCCGGTATTTCGGCTGGATTGAGCAGCCCCTTGGGAGCCACAACGTACCAATAGAGACAATATTTCAGCACAGCTTCAGCTTTTTCCGGCTCGGCTAGCTCCTTCCTCCAATCCGAACGCGAGGTTTTGATTTCAACTCCAATCGCGTAGATGCCCCGCGACGGGTAGGTGCTGACAACCACGGCATCTGCATAACGCCGGCAAGCAAATCCAGTGCTGTTTCCCACCTGGGGCAACATCACGTAGGCGGGCCACGGCCAACGTCGCTTCAGCAGCTCAAATATCTTTTGTTCTGTTAGCGACCGTACCCTCTTCACGATTCACTGTCCCCGCGCAACATGCTTTGCAGCTCAGCTATGCGCTCACACGCTTTGCACGGCTCTCCCTCCACTGTGCCGTCGGCTCGCACTATAGCCCAACCGTTGCAATTGTGATGTTGCAACCTGTATAGCTCAGCTTCGATTACCACCCGACTTAGCTGTTCCACAACAACCATCCCATTCCCTCCACTTGCTTGTCTCTAGCTTCAAGTGTTAATCCCCATTTCGTGTTCCTTTTCCCTCTGCCACTCCTTTAGGCTAACAATGTCATAGAAAACAGGGATTCCCAACTCCTCAGCATGTGCAATTTCCTCCATGACTCCCTTGCTTGTCTTGTACGCTTCCGGATCGTATCTGCCGTCAACCCAACCTCCCTTGCTCACATACACCGCATCAGCAGCTTCCAACCACACCAAACTTGCTTCCGTATAGTCTTCTCGCTTCATCCTCCCGTCAAAGATGCCAAGCAATATGTCGATGCAAGGAATGAACAGTGCAAAGTCCCGTCGCAAAAGGGCTGACGCCTTCAGCATCTCGTGCATGTTGGAAATGTAGTCAGTCGTTGCTCCGGACAACTTGCCGGCAACGTAAACCCGCAGCTTACGAGCTTCCCTTGTCATTTTGGCTCCTCCTGTACTAACAAGGTTTGACTATAGCATCCTTACTCAACGCTGCATCCCATGCCGACTTCACTTCGCTGACTGATGGATAGGTTACGATAAGCTGAGCAAACAACTTAGCCCACTCGGGATGTGCCAAATCCCACATAGCCCTCCAATCTCGAAACGCTGGACCGCGCGGCATACCATCTCCAACCACAGTCCACAGTGATCGCCTCCAGGGCTCAAGCACTGCGCACACACGGCCTCCACCGCCTTCAGCATATCTTTCGCCAGCACCAAAAGGCACATGTTCAATGCCAGCTTGTTTCACTACCACCGACATTTCTTCCGCTGTCTTTAGCACTCGCTTAACCAGCTCCGAAACGCCGACGATAGTAAGCACGTCAAGCGCTAGCAATCGGTCAAATTCGCTTCCCCGCACCAGCTCCTTGCGGATTGCCGCCTCACAAATCGCATCGGTAGCTAGCTCAGCGTAAGTGTCTGCACACGGGGGCAGCGAAGCAGGGCTTCTATAAATCATGCCTGGTCCTCCCTTTTCCTTTTTTGACTGCCAACCGGCGGTCCCCACTGAGCATCGATCTAATTATGACAAGCCTAGCAATTTCGCTTGCTGGTAGGTCCTCACTTCCGCCCGAATCCAACACTTTCCTAACCAGTGCGTTGTCTTTTACTTCGTCTTTTCTTTCTTTGGCGTCCCAATGGCTTCCAGCCGTTTCCACCAACCACCTGTTGATCCACTCTCGGGCTTTTCGCTTTGCCCTCCTTTCCCTGCCGCTCTTCCGCCTCCCAGTTCGTCCCATAATCAAGCCCCAATATGCGATTGTAGAACTCGCTTAAACTTTCGCCTATTCGACGGTCTTGTGAATGGAACACGGGCAACCCGGCTGCGGCCCTTTCCGCCATGACAATGACCTTTGCCACCGTCCCAGGCAGCACATCCGTCGGCAACCTGGGATCCCCCTCCATTATACTACGATGGAAACGACCAATTGCACCTTTGGGAGAGCTGGGACCTTCCACCGAGCGTCCCCATTCTTGCTTTTGTTCTGCTATTCATCATCCATGTCAATCACTTTCCCCAACACAAACTCTGGATAACTGTCGGCATCAACTGACAGCAGGATTTGGAACCCCAATCGCTCGCACAATCCAATGAGCAACTTTCGTGTCCTCTCCCTGTACTCCCTCCCTCGCACGTTCTTTAGGGGTTCATCAAGAACCAACAAGCGTCTGACACCCGGCCTGCGCAATACGATCGCCGCTGCCCGCAACGCCAGGCTGGCAACATCAATGATCCCTCCACCAACTTGATGCAGCGGCTCATCGTACTTCTGTCCATCCTTCATAATAACTAACTTTGCTTCCGTCTTCCCTCGCTTACGTTCCCACACAATTTGGAAGCCGTAACGATCGCCAAACACTCCCCTGAGGCAGTCCGCCACGACCCCTGCAAGCACCCCATGAACTCGCTGTTGAACTTCTTGTGCTACGCTCTGGACCAAGACCTGTGCGGTTTCCGCGTCCTGGCACAGTGCTGACGTTTTGTCAACGTCGCTCTGCCACCTAGCCAAGTCCTTTTTAGCGACTTTGAGTTCAGCGAGCTTCTGATTGACAAGCTCTCTGTACCGGCGAACTTCAGTCACCATTTCCCTGTAGTCGTGCGATTCTCTTTTCAAACCGTGCAAGTTGCTCATCAAGATCCTCCTCAAGCTCACTAATCGTTTTGCGCAGTTCCGCTAGCTTTTGCTCAGCCTCCTCAAGCGTTGCACATCCAAACCGCTCCCTCAAATCCTCCATTACCCTCTCTTTCCTCCCCAGCAATGACTGGTACTCGGAACGTGCCCGGTCCGCTTTCTTCTTCAATTGCAGGAATCTGGAAACCGTGTCTCTATCACCCATCGCTCATAGCTCCTTCAACAATGTGCCGCACACCTTCGCTGACATCGTCCTGGTCTAAGCGCTGCCGCATCAACGCTTTGAAATCAAGTCGATCTGGAGTAAGCTCCGCCAGCGACGCAAGCCCTCCAACGTCGTCTATTTCGACAACATTCTCGTCCAACTCGCGCCATTGACCACAGTCGTTTGCTTCGCACGATATGCCAACCCACTTGCATTTCCTTTCCTTGTAAAACCACACTCCGGCCGATATGTCACGCTCCGTGCGCCGGCGTCGCACCAGGCATCCGCAATTAACAGCAGTTGCATGAGCACCTTTAGCCATGAACGGAACATGGTTATCGCCAAACACCATAAGCCGAGCACCGGTTTCTTTATACAACACGTCTATAAGCCTAGGACTCATGCAGTTTTCAGCTGGCGCGCCAGGGTACGCCCCAACGTCCTCCGTCCACACATAGCGATGCGCCACAAGCACATCACACTCAGGAGCTTTCGACCATGGCTCCCCCCAGTACAGCACCCCTACTTTGTAGCCTCCAATATGCTCCACCCTGTCAATGAACCTAACGACGCCAGCCTCTACAAGCGTCCAAAACGCTGAGCGTCCTAACATGTCCATACGATGGTATGGCAAGTCGTGTTGCCCTGGTATTGCCCAAACAAAGCCGAAATGACCTCGCAGTATTGAAATCACCCAATTGATAAGCGACGGCGGCACATTCCACTTGTCAAACACGTCTCCCGCAACAATGATTGAGCCACCATACGACTTGCGCGCTAACTCAAGCAATGCTCTTTTCATTACTTCCTGCCAGCTCTCCTCAGCACGCGCTGCTGGCACTGCTTGTGTGATGTGCCAGTCTGAGCTGAATACCAACATAACTGGTCTCCTTATTCCAGCAGACTGTCGGCCTTGACTGGGGCGCCGCACAACGGACAGCGCTCGCCGAACTCCCTTGCAATCGTGGATCTCAGCTCTTCGACTTGTTCCCTTGCACCCTCAACAAGCCGATCGGTTTTACGTGCCTCCTCAAGCACACGTTCCAGCTCATCTGCTTCCCTTGAAGTTTCTCTTACCTTCTCGAAGATGCGTTCCATCAACGCAACGGCTTTAGCTAATGCGCGAGCATGTTTCCCCTTCTTCTCCACGTCTTCGTCCAACTGCCCCAGCTCCTCGCACAATTGTTGTAAGTCTCTAGCCTTGGAATGGACAGCCGTCAAACGATTAGCTAGATCCTCAATGTCGCGCAACAGCACGTCGGTCCTTTTCCACGGCTTCAGTTCGTTGACTCTTTTCTCCGCTTCCTCCTTTTGCTCTTGCACATACGACAACCGCGAACGTGCTTCCCGCAACACCTTCGCTACGTTCTTCTGGGTACGTGCAATGATTTCCAAGTCAACTAGCTTGTCAATTTCCTGTGCTACAGCCCCAGGCGACAGCGAAAACCAGAACGGAGCGTCGTGCTGGCTGGCAAAGCTCAACTCGCTGATATTGAGCTTACTGCTGACGTCGCTTGGAACGGACGTTCCTATGGCTTTCAACTTCTTGCCGTCGACCTTGTAACCGTTGACGGCTCCACTGCGAAACCGCACAACCTCGCCATCGCCCAAGACAACACGCACCCCACAATCCTTTGCCCCGCGCCGCACGAACATTGTTCCCGTCGGGCGGTTCGTCACTACCCAACGCAACGCCCGCAATATTGCAGACTTGCCCGTGTCGCTAGGTCCAACAACCGCCGTTACCGTGGGATCCAGCTCCACTTTAAGGACACGATGACACTGGAAGTTTCGTAGCTCAAGCCGTTTTAGCTTGTCGCAGCTTTGTTTCTGTGTATCAGTCGTCATCCTCACACGCTCCGTTTGAAGCCATAGCAAGGTACAGCAACACAACAACAGTGGGCATGTCCTCGGCGTCCACAGTGATTAGCCAGCGCTCCCTGTCCCGCCTGTGCAACACAACGGGCACGTTGTCCCCGCATTGCTGCTTCGCTTCTCTCAGAACCTCGTGCAAGTTGATCCGCTGCCGTCGCTTTACTTCCCACCATATCCCATGCAGCGAGGACACTAGATCAGGCGAGTCCTCAGTTCCTTTGTACTGCCTGCCCCTGCGGAAGTCGATTCCAAACAACCGCTGCAACAGCTTTGCAGCTTCCAGCTCCCCGACCTTCCCTTTGCGACGCGAGTTTATGCGCTTAGTCATAACGCTTCTTCCGCTTCACTCTGCACGCAGCCTCAATTTCGTTCCAGTGTTCCCCCACCAACTCCCTCAGGTCGTCCACCAGTTCCCGCTCCTCAATTTTCTGGACAAGCGATTCCCTGTCCCCCTTCATTTCCGGCCCAATGCCTGTCGCTGTAATTACCCCTCGCTTCTTTGTCCACACTCCCTCATCAATCAACCAGTCAATACACCCTCCCACATCATCAATGCCGTGGCTGTAGTAAATAGGAACGTAAATGGTGCGGTCCTTCCCAGTCACGCGGTTCTTCTTCACACGTATCTTGGAACGCACTCCAATAACACGCTTCTTGCCCCTTACTGTCCTAGTAATGCGTTCGCCGACGCTTGCCCACAACACCAGCGTCGCATAGAACATCAACGCATGTCCGCCACTGTATGTCTTGGACTCAAACGGGTTGAAGCTGTCCCTTGTTTGGTTCAACACAATCAACAGCGATTGCATGTCTTGCAACGGCCTCATAAGCCGACGCAGGTTTGCACTATGTACTTTCGCCTTAGCATCCCCATAGCTGCCGGGTGTCTCCCGTCCCTTGCGCAGCGCTTCCTTCGATTCCCCAAACTTACTCAGCTCCGCCTGGCTAGTTAGTGCGTCCTGCGAATCGAGCACGTAAATGAACGGGTCTCCTCGCTCAATTGCATCATCAACGTGGCAGTAAAACTCCTCCACTGTATGGGAGAACACGGGTGCTCCGTCATCGACGGCCGGCGGCTCCAGGCGCTCAGCAACACGCTTGCCAAAGAACCGCTCAATGTCCATCATTGCTCCTCCCTCAACCCCATCGTAGATTAGACGATACTTGTCGAAGTTGGGGTTGATGGTAGCTTCCGCAAAGCACGTCAGGGACAGAAAAGTCTTGCCGCTAGCGCTGTCGCCAACAACAAAGTAATAGTGTCCAGTTAGAAAGCCCTTGTACGGGTCGTCCGTACAAGCCAAGTTCAACAACGTGCTTCCCGTCGACAAACCAATACTAGTATGCTGAATGTTAGCCATGAGGGATCGCTTTATGTCGTCGAGCGTGTATGCCATGGACCCAAACACAAATAGACTGACTGGCATCCATGCCAGTCAACCAGCCACCACCAATTACCACGGAATCCAGTCCTCGTCCTCCTCTCCTTCGGCGCTGTCAGCTTCCTGCTCACCGGCATCCACATCAGCATCGGCGTCAGCATCAGCATCAGCATCGTCGTCAAAATCCTCGTCAACGTCCTCCTCTGCTTTGGCGGCACGGCTACGTGTGTTGCTAGACTTCGAACGGAGCTTGGGAGGAATGGGAGCTTCGTCTTCGTCGTCTTCCGCGTCCCCCTCGTCCTCAACGTCACTTTCCTCTTCGACTTTCTTAGGCGTGGGGGGCGCTGATTTCCGCCGCGACCGCCTGCCAGCGGGAACTGGCTCTTCGTCCTCGTCCTCCTCGTCCTCATCTTCTGCTTGCTCTTGCAACAGAATCGACTTGAGGGACTTATAGTCCAAGACCTTCAACAAGTCGTCCAGCACAATGCCGTGGTTCAACAACTCTTCGGACAAGCCGTTCTTTCTGGGACGGAAGTCAATGTGGTAAGCCTTCACAAAGGAAAACCGACTGAGACGCTCCTCCCGGAAGCTAACCTTTAGCGTCGAACCAGCATCCGGATCGTCAAAATCGGTAATCCAGGTTTCGTTCTCGTCAGCATCGTGCCGCAAGTCGTCCAACAATGAGCCAAACAAGTAATAGGACACTTCCCACAATTGGACACCTTTGTCCGGCTGCCCGTGGTCGTACACAAGGAACAACTGCCGCTCCTTCGGCTGCAATGCTTTCACCACCTCGGGATCTACGTCAGCTTCGTCGGCCAACTCATCCGCATGTTTGCAGATTGGGCACGGCTTCCCCAATGTCTTGGACGGGCAGACAAAGGACTGTTGGTTCGGACCAATCCGAGTATGCACAAAGAACGTGCGCTCATAGTACCACGTTCCAGGGTCAGCATACGGATTCCCCTCACCAACTTCGTAAGGAATAATGTCCAGACGATACTTCCCAGGCTTAGGCTGGAACATTTCAATTCCCTCTGGGATTTCAATAGTCGTCCAGCCACGACCCGTGCGGTGCAACGCATCCCGTTTCGACGAACCTGCACGACGTCGCTTTTTACGACTTCTCATCACACTCTCCTTTCAGAAACGCCCGCCTTCCAGCAAAGAAGGCATAGGTCCCGAACTTGACCGAGTAGAACACAACCAATGGAAAACACACCATCAGCAGTACAACTATCGCTATGACTTTCACCGTTGCCGTCCTCTCTGTCTCACGGCTTTTTTTACCACCTCTTTCGCTTCCTCATCGCTGCCTTCCACCACTGGCTTGGCGTAGTAAGAAGCCAAGTGCAATTGCACCAGCTTCTCCAATGCTGCCTTCTTATGCTCCAAAGCAGTCACCGCGGCTGTTAGGATATCCACTTCATGCCTAGCCTTCGTTACTGCTTCCTGCGCTTTAACTACTCGCACATCCGTTGCGACAGCCGAGGAAACAACGGACTCCGTAACCTTGGAAATCCCGAACTCCTGCGGCTCTTTTCGAACCTCCAAATTCACGTTGGCTTTGATTACGTCCAACTGCGCCTTGGCCTGGTCGTAACGTGCCCTGGCATCAGCCAACGCCGTAGCGAACTTCAAGTAAAGCGATGGCTGCGCCACCCACTCCTTGTCCAGCTCAAACTCATTTGGTTGGAACAAGGACTCGTTTTCACGTGGATCCAAGTCATTCAAAATCATTTCTCGCTCCCTTCACCTGTCCAAAGGTCTTCCTCTTCAGCTACCTTGTCGTTTACCCATGCACGAATCCACGCAAACGTCTCATCTAGCGTAGATCCGTCAGGTACATCCGTTTCAATTCCAATGCCAATCTTGGCGGACTCATAGTTTCCCAAGTTGACCGTCCTGGACAAATCGTAGCGAACTTTCATCTCTCCTCTCCTTTATTATACGGACACCAAAACACCTAACCTTGTGAAACGACTTCGTAACAAGCCAATATCAACCCAGCGGCGCCAGAGTCGTAAAAAGGATCCCTGAACGAATCAATTATGACAACGGCACGCCCAGCAAACCTCGGATTCTTAACGGCTACCTTTGACATGTAAGCCAGCACCAATCGCCGCACGGACTCAGTTTCCTTCTCAAGCTCAGGCAGCGACGCCAACAACCTTGCTACTTCCGCCCATCGAGCGGTTGGTTTAAGCAATAAGCGAGCAAGCTCAATGGCCTGCGACTCACTTACCATCTTGCCAAGAGCTTCAAGCTGCTCCTCGTCGCTTTTCATTCCCACAATGCCATGTAACAACACCAAAGCCTTGCGAGCAGACCCATCCGCCAACTGCGCAACTTTCTCACACACTTCCTCAGCGAGTTCAACACCCTCCCTCCTTGCAATTTCTCCTACTAGTGACTCCAGGTCGTCCAGCGACAGCGGCTTCAGTGCAATCTCCGTGCATCGCGTTCGGTTGTCAATAGCTTGTTTGGCTCCGTGGTTGCAAGCATGAAGTAAGCAGTCGGTGGCGTATCCTCAAGGATCTTCAGCAACGCCGACTGCGCATCCGTGGTCAACCTGTGACACTCATCAATAGCCCAAACACGGCATCGGCCAGAAAGTGGACTAAGCGTTAACCGACGCTGAATGTCCCGTATCGTGTCAATTCCTCGCGCCTCCGCTGCATTGATTTCGACGTAATCATGTTCCTTGCATCCCAGCTTTTCCCGCAAGATCCTAATGAGCGTTGTCTTTCCTACTCCGGACGGTCCGGTGAACAACAAGCAGTGTGGAACGGCCCGGCGTTTTCCCATGTTGGCTAGCGTCGCTATGGCTTCTCGCTGCCCCAACACTTGCGAGAACTTTGTTGGCCGATACTTGCGATACAATTCAACAGCATCAACAGTCATATCTCCACCTCATGCTTTTCAAACCAGTTGTTTTCCGCCACCATTGCTTCAATTTTGAGCGGAACAACAATCCACGGCCAGTGACGCCTTACGTCCCCTTCCATTATACGTTTCACCATCGCCAAGTAGTCGTCCAGCTCCTCCTTACACACGTCAGCAAGAATGCTGTCATGTATTTGCCCAACGACAACAGTTCGCATGCGTCGCTTCCTCAACTCACGCACAAGTTGGATCAGCGACCATAGCAGACAGTGAAACGCTGGCCCCTGTATTGGCATGTTCATTACCTGATTGCGTGAATACACACCTGACAACCAAAACCCTGTTGCCACGCGAAACCCACCACGCTTGACATAGGCGTTCCACCATATCTCGCTGCGCTCAGTCCACTGCGGAAAATGCTCCTTGAACTTTCCCTCAGCATACTCAATATGTCTTTCAAAATCCTCGAATGTATGAATTCCCACGGACTCCAAATGCTCCCTGATTGGGACGCCGTCCGCCGTCTTTATCCCAGCCGTTTCGACCATCGTCCACAAATTGCGGGCACACGACTTCCACCATGAGCCATAAAGCATTGGAAACACAAATTGGTTCTTTGCGTAGAAGCGCGCCTCCTTTGAAACACGTTCCACCGGCAGCTCAAAACACACGGCCGCCATATCCCGATGAATGTCAAGCGATGAGTCGCTTGCATAGCTCACCATGCGCTTGTCACGCCAATGGCACGCAGCAATCCGAAACTCGTGCCCCGAATAATCCACTTCTACCAAGACACGACCAGGACGTGGCACAAAGCACCTCCGCACCAGTTTCCCAATTTCCTTATCACGGATGGGGATGTTCTGGAAGTTTGGCTTGTCACACGATGAGCGAAAGCTGCGGGCCAAATGCAAGTTGTAAGACGGATGTAGATACCCATCTTGCACTTCATGCTTTAACCCCATTAGGTAGGTTGAATAGAGCTTGCGCAGCTTTTCGAGCTTCAAGTAATCCTTCACAAACGGCAGCTCCACTGACTCAAGCACGTCCTCGCTCGTTTTCGGCCTGCCTGTCTTGGTGTACTCCGGGCATTCTATACCCAACACGTCAAACAAAATGGTTCCTAACTGGGCCCGGCTCGACAGCGAAGCCCTTGCGCCAAACCTTTTCTTCCATTCCTTCCAAACATCGCTGGTCTTGAGCTGAGCTTCCAACTTACGCTGCTGTTCGCTCACCCTTTTAATTGAAGCATCCAGCCATTGGGTGTCAATTCTAAGACCATGACGCTCCACTTCAGCCAATGCAAGAGTTCCCTGGTGAACCAGTTGATATGCGTCCTTCGACACCAGTCTAATCATTGCTCACGTCCTGCATCATTTGTTGCCTCTGCTTGTACGCAATCATGTGAGTGAACAGAGCATCCAACCCGTTGTAAAGCAAGAGGGACAACAAGGGAATCTTGCGGATCCTGTTTTGCTCGTTTCCCCGTGTAGCGTCTAGGTATGGTGCAACTTCCTTGTCATACAACGGCTGCCCAAACCATATGTAGGATTGAAACTTGAGCGACGTTATTCCAGGCCGATTGTCCAGCACGTGTGTCGCCAACATCCCATCCCATGCCCAACGCCTAACCCCATGCCCCAACACCTTCCTTGTCCAGCGTTCCTCGTACTTAATGTTCCACCCAATCTTTGGAACATCGCTCCTGAGCAACTTGCTCATTTCACTCACAGCCGGTTCCAACCATGGGAAAGCCATAGCCCTTTTCCCATTGCTGACAGCACAAGTCACAATACGAGACTCCCCATGATCCGGCTTGAGCCTGTCCGTTTCGTAATCAAACGAAACTGACTGGCCTTGACTTCTTAACTTCGCCAATCGCTTAGCTGCCTCTGTCGGCTCGATAACCCGATCCACAAGCGAAGTATAGTCAGGAGGCTTGCGCCAGGGACGTCGCTTAAACGACAACGCCCGCTCAATATGCTTCCTGAACCACAAATGGAGCGGTTCGCTATCATCCCTCAGTAAATATGAAGGATGCCACGTTGGACAAATCCAAGCGTTGTGTGCAATTGATGGGATACAGAAACCAACCCACCGACCAATCGGTCCAACGGACTCTCCCCAATCCTGTCCTATGACAGACTCCACAGCCGCCTGCCCCAACAACAGGATAACCTTGGGCTGGTATTGGCGAATCGCTGCAAACACGTTTGGCCGGCACGCTTGAATCTCCATATTGGTTGGCTTGCGGTTCCGAGGAGGCCTACAACACACGGCGTTTGTCTTCCAGCAATCACGGTCCAAATCAACGCCGAACTCGTTTAGCACGCTCCTGAAGAAACGTCCCGCCCGGCCAACCAATTGCACTCCTTGCTCATCCTCCTGCCGGCCTGGAGCTTCGGCAATGACCATTATTCCCTTGCGTCCTTTGCCCGTTGGCTTCATTCCAGGAGTGTTGCATTCCTTGCACAGACCACACTTCCCACACCTGGACACGCTGCCAACTGACACTACGTCCAAACCAAATCGCATGTCTCAACCCGTAGCACCAAGGAAAGTAAACTCGTCCCACTTCACCTTGATCCAACCACTTCCCAGCTCACACTCTTTGCTACGGTTGACAATGTTCCGCAGAACCTTGGAGGATATAAGAAACGAACAGGGCTCCCCTCCCCATTTGATTTGGTGCGCTTCCTTGTACCACCCAATGTCGGAGCTGGCACTCAGAACCACCATGTTCCCCCTAAACTGAACAGACACAACAGGGTCTCCGGACGCGGCTGACAAAAACACATCAGCTCGATCAACAGCATTACCCAGTCCCTCAGGCAACGCAACCTTCTTTCCATCGCGGTTAAGGAACTTGTCCAAACTGGGATATTCTTGGTTGTGCTTCCGTATAGCAATCCGCATGCCTCTGTCGTTGTCAGCTGCGAAGTGCAACCACTCGTCCGAATCACCAACGGCAACCGCACCGAAGCGGCATACCCTACTCAATGACTCCCACCGAACAACAGCATCCACCTTCATTGGCAACATGGCGCGGCATATTTGGGTGTCGTCAGACGCCTCGGCATAGTCCGGAGTCAGATGGACGCACGTAAGCAGGAAACGTGCCTCATCCCTACTAGCACAGCTCCCCACTACCTCCAACTTCTCCATCGTTCCGGATTCAAGTGGCATCCATTCAACATCGCCCATTACGGACGGGAAAGGAAACTCAGCATCCGAATGGCATGCCAAGCCAAACTGCCTTGAGGGCACCAGCTTCGATTTCCTTTTGATGTACGAGCTTTTTGCTACTACCCTCAGCTCCCCATCCTTCACGCCGATGTCTATCTCCTCATCAGGCAAACTGGACAGGGATTTAAGTAACGGAGACGCAGGAACAGCTCCAACAATATCAGCATTCTGCGGCAAGGGCGCCCGGCACACAACCTCATCGCTGAACATGTAAACGAATCCATCCCTGAAGTGGAAGCAATCCGAATGCTCCAACAGGGATCCGGAAACCATACCAACACTCACTGCTTGCAAGCCCTTCAAAAGTTCATCCCGTTTCATATGCACTCTCCCTGAAGTTAGAGAACAATACCTCCCAACGACCCATCAGGGACGTCTCACTTGTTAGTGGACTCGGAAGCGTCCTCACTACTCTTTCTCATGCGCTCCTGTGCTCGCTTTACCTCGAGCCGGTGAATCTCTACTTCCTTCGGGGCTTCAATCCCCAACCGTACTGTCCCCTCGCACGTCAACACCACAATTCGGATGTTGTCACCAATCACAATCTCTTGTCCTTGCTTGCGCGAAAGCACCAACATCACGCACCTCCTTTCTCTAGCAAACTGAACTCCGGAACCCGTTTCCTACTAGCACACGTATTGGGCCATTCGGGCAAAGACCTCTCCACAAGCAGCGAGTAACGGAGGTTTGCCTTAAGTCGGTAAAGGAAATGTCCTACAACACCTTCCTTGACAACCTTGCCATCCTCCACTTCACCCAATGGAACTCCAATGTAATCCAGCCATTCCCTCACCTTTCGCTTGGACGGCTCACTCAGGTTGAAGTAATGTCTGTTCCTTTCGCTCTTCGTTGATGAGGACACAGACGTTGCTATTCGGCACGGCGGCTTGCAAAAGTCATATGTCCCTCCCACCTTCCTAGGCATTAGAATGCTTCCATTCATTCCCGCCATTAACCATGACGTCGAATCTATGGACCACCACGGGAAGGAAAACATAAACCTATGACCGCCAATTCCAAAGCCATGAAACTTTACAGTAGGCACTCCAGATGAGTTGCTTACACAATCAAAGCAGCGTTGTATCCACTGCTCCCTGGAGATATTCCTTTCCATCCCTCCCATGCCAAGGCCAATCAAATTGTAACCCTCATTAACGTACCGCTCTATCCACTCAATCGGAGCCGGATAGTGAACTACGGGCATGGGTTTCAATCCATACTCGTTTTCCAAAACCTTTTGATTGCGATACGTCAGCTCCGGGTTCTGTATGACATCGAGGTTGGCATAGTAATCAACCACGTGCTCATAGCGTTTCACGAACTCGGCGTAACGTCGCAAGTAGTCCCAAAACTCATCCGTGTTGAAGTAACTCCATCTGGACCCACCAGCCGCTGCTATCTTCTTGGCTGCAACCATTTGTGAGAATGCGCCTGAGTCTAAAAACAACTGCCCTTTCCACTCGCCGGTACGACGCTTGTTGATCATCCACTCAATGCGCCATGTTTTATCCGGCTTCTTTTGGTGGTAAAACATTGTGAGCAGCACGCTTGCCCTTGCGTCAAGCTGCTCAGGTACCTCATCACGCCCGACGTTAGTAAATCCAGAGTGAAAGATAATCACGACCGCATCTCCACCAATGCCAACAACTCTTGCCGAGCCAAATGCTGTGGATTCCTGAAGACACCCGTCAAGCTGGACGTAACCATTTCAGTGTTTTGTTTCCGAACTCCCCTACACGATATGCACATGTGCTTAGCAATCAAAATACAAGCAGCGCCCTTCGGCTCCACTAACCTCTCAATTGCAGACGTTACTTGCTGACAAATCCGCTCCTGAATCTGCAACCTCCGAGTGTAGATATCCAGTATGCGTGCCAGCTTCGAAACACCAATGACTTTCCCATTTGGAATGTACGCTATATGTGCAACTCCAATGAACGGAAGCATGTGATGCTCGCAAAACGACACAAACTCAATGCCTCGCAATACCACCATCTCGTCACATGCGCCGTCGACAAACAGCTTAACGACGTCGTAACCGGCGAACAATTCCCTGTAGGCACGAATTACTCGGCTAGGTGTTTCCCTCAATCCCTCTCTGTTTGGGTCATCCCCAACAAACTCAATCAGCCTCCGCACACAGTCCTCCGGCCCAGTTTCCCCTTGCATAGTCTCCCACGGAAAGATTACCCATTCATTAATACCTTCTGCCTTCTTGTCCACCAGCGCCACAAACGGAACGCCATAGCGCTGGAACTTCAGCTTTGTTGCTCCACTGTCAATCAAGTCATCAACAATGACGTTAGCACTCTCGGGCTTGTTTACTAGCGTGCAATCAAAACCAAGTGCCTGAGCAGCCCAACGCAACGCCATCGCTGCATAAATCCCACCTCTAGGCACTCCATAGGCCCGGACACTGTCAACCTTGTCGCGTAGCTTAGCAGCCAATTTTCTAGCACGCAAATCCACGTCGTTCCATGATAGTTCCATGATTTCCTCCTACCTAAGCCCAAGGACCTTGTGCAACTGCAAGCTCAGCCTATAGCGGGGACACACAGCCACAATACCGAGGCACCACGCAATGTTGTCACGGACCAACTTGTTACCCTCAGCAGCCGGGCTCACAATCCAATGCTTTGCCTTCGTGGGTACCTCAAACGGCAACTGACCGTCGCTTAGCACATACTTGACTTCGTCAGCTTCGGTAACAACAATCTTTGTCCCCCTCTTAGGACTGACACAAATCCAATCAAGACCAGAAGGGAGCGGTAGCGTCCCATTGGTTTCAATAGCAAGAAACACGCCCGGCCTTGAGAGCTGCCGGATCATGTGCTCGTCCAACTGCAACGCAGGTTCGCCACCAGTAAACACAATAAACAGCTCATTAGGCCACTCCTCGTGTCCATGTTCCTTCAGCTCCTCCCATATCCTCTGCTCTACCTCGTCAAGCGTAAGCTCTTCGCCATCGCTGAAATCCGTGTCGCAATCAAATCCTTGCTGCTCCTTTCTACACTTGAGGTTGCACCCAGAGAACCTAACGAAAACGGCGGCTCTTCCTGCTTGGACTCCCTCTCCCTGGATGGAGTAGAAAATCTCCTTTATCAAGTATCGGTTTCCATGCTTACTCATCAGTCACCTCCACGTAACATCCAGGCGTCTCCCACACCTTCACAGACTCCACCTTGACTTGATGCGCAGAATCCACCTTAGCTTGGTGTTGGGACAGTCGTTTCTTTACCACTTGGAACAAATGGGCAGCCATGCACTCAGCAGTAGCTTGCGGCAGATACGAAACACGCTTCCAATCAGGTAGCTTGTAGCGGTCTGGATCACCGATTGACAAGATGAGTGCGTGGTCCCAATTAGCGTCGATGTATCCACCAACGATGGACTTGAGCTCGTTGAAGTCAATAACCATTCCTTGCCCGTTCAGCGGTCCGCTTACCGTAACCTCCACAACATAGCGATGGCCATGCACGTTCCCACATGGACCGTCATAATCCTTCAACCGATGAGCTGCATCAAACTGATGTTGATAAGTCACTTGATATTTCATCGCTGACCCTCCTTAATGATTAGCAGCGCCACGCCAGCTTCGCTACCATACCTATGACTGGCGTGACGCTGCCGTGACAACCCGGCTCACTTCATTAGCCCATTCTGACGCAGCCGCCGGACAATGGCTCGGACGAAGTTGAATGCCGTTCGAGCTGACGTGTCCCGGAACAGCCCCATCTTTTGCAGGGTCTCTTTGAGCTCCTTCCATTCCATGTCCGGATTCTTGCACAGCAGATCCATGGAAACGGAGTGACACGTTGGCTGCTTGTCAGACTTTGCTCTCCGGCCACGCTTCGCCTTGTTCTTGGCTTTGGCTTTAGCCTTGGGCTTCTCTTCAGCCACCTCCTCCTCTGGCTCCTCAGCTTCTTGCTCCTCGGCTTCTTGTTCCTGCTGCTCTTCGACTTCCTGCTCCTCCACTTCGTCTTCAACTTCAGTTCCAACTTCAGCCTGAGCAGAAACTTCCTCAACTTCCTCTTGCTCAGCTGGCGCCTCGTCATAGCTCTCAACAAACTCCACTTCTCCACTGTCAGCTACCAGTTGAGCAATCAGTCCATTGAGGTAGTTACGCTCCTCATCGTCAGGAACGTCTCCCTCCTCAATGTAGCTGTCCGCTCCCTCCAGAATCTCAGCCATTTCTGACAACCGACGCTTGAGCCGTTCGTCAGTCCACTTCGTGGCATTCGACCAACCTAGAGCCACACACAACCTAACGGCGTCATCTTTCGTGATCCGCATGGTCCACTCCTTCTTCTAGAGTCCAAAACTCAAACTAACCTTTCCAACTTAGTACGACTGGGCGGGACAGTGCAAGACACCCGGCCGCAGATATTATACGACCTTCGCTGAATAATCTGTCCCTCCGCACGATCCAATTGAAACGAATTATGCCCCTTGTGGAATCGCCCTGAAACGAATTCAAGCCAACCATCCCGGTGACGTGAGCGAGTTTAGTTTTACGACCACTGAAGTGTCGTTTTCCAAGGACCTGCTGTCCGGTCTTGTAGGCCAGAGCACTACTCTGGGTCGCTGTCACCACAAGCATCTCGTACTCCTGCGACACCCTGCGCATGTAACGCCACGTCTCGTCAATGCTCTCCAGCACGTCCCTTGTTTTTGTGACTGGGGCAAGAATATCCGCATAGTCGACAACCAGCACGTCTGGCTTCCACCCCTCCTCACGGATCCAACATTGCACGGCATTGGCAATCCCCGCAATGCTGATGGTGCCGTTGGGATGATTGCAAATGCGCAACCGGTCCCCGTTTCGCGTAGCCTTCTGGAAGGCACGGAACGCCTCAATGTCCGTCAGTCCCTCCTTGAACTCCAACGTCTTGTAAATCACCTCACCATCAGCAACCCGGACTGGATAGCGGACCTTCCCTGGCTTGAGCGGCTTGCCCGCTGCCCTACATCCCAATCGCTTCAACACATCCGAGCGGGTCATGTCTCCAGTGTCAAAGAACGCGACGCGGCACCCATTGCGGACAGCCCTGTATGCCAAATCCAACAGCACATACGACTTGCCTATCTTGTCCGGCCCCATGAAGGACACGAACGCTCCCTTCACCATGGCGTCTCCCAGGAACTTGTCCAATGGACCTGGGTAACGAACCAACTGCCGGTCCATGGACACGTCAAATGCTTCGCGCCAGCATTTGAACGACTCCCCTGGCTTTACTAAGCTCCCATCGCTCAATCCAATTTCATCAGCGGCAGCCAGATGCCGGCGTGCTTGATCAATGTCGTTCCTGTCGAGCGCTGCTTCAGCATCCGCTATTGCTTTTTGGATCTTTGTCCTTGCGATGTGTTGCTTGGTGAGGTCCAGTAAGTAGCTCTCGTCCCACCTTGTAAGCTCCTGATCATCCAACCCGGAAAGAAACGTATCAACGGCAATACGTAGTCCCTCGTCTGGGTTGGCCGATTCCAACCAATCCTGAAACAATCCCTCCAAGTTTCCACCAGGCGCTTGTCCGTAGCGACGCCAGAACTCAACACACCACCCAACAATGACGTTGGCCCAAGCCGTATCGAACAGTCCAAATTGCGACCATTGCTGGGACAACAACGCACACACGCTAGAGCTTGTGATTGCTCCAATGACAACACGCCTGAGATTGGTATCCATGACGGTTGCACGCATCAGACCTTGTCCTTCCAATCGTCAGCGCTTGTATCCTCAGCTTCATCATCATCCCATGGTTCAACGGCAACCTCCCCGTTCTCCTCCGCGCGCTGCTTCGCCATCACGATCGAGTGCCATCTATTGTAGAGGTCCTTTACGGAACGCAGGACGGGCACATACGGCCTTCCGTAATTTGCAGCGTACCATGCGATGATTTCCCGTAGCTCGGATTCTGTGCAACGCTCGTCTCTTAGCAGCCTAGCCAGCTCTGCTGCGATTGTACGGGAAACTACGGGACGTCGGACGTGGCCTTTCTTTGTGCGGCGGTAATGAACCAGGTCGTGGTCCACAGAGCGCAGCCGTGCCAATAACTTTTCAGCTAACTCCATGCATGTATCATTGATTCCAAAGGACGGGTGATCCATCGGGTGGCTTGCCCCACCCGATGCTCCATCTACGTCAGTAGATGGAGTATTGTTTAATACACTTGTATAATAGGACCTCTTTTTAGCACGATTATCGCTCGTTTTGCTGGGAGTTTTGGGGTCTTTCGTACTTTTGGGGGATAGTAAAAAACGACTAGGGGCCCTAGTCGTTTTTAACAATGCCCCATTAGTGGGATAGTTGTTTTTGACTAGGTGGTTGATGCTTGAGTAGCACGTTCTCAGCAGCCTTACGCTCCTCCCCGTTTGTTCATCAAAAACCACCTCATGCTCCAACAGCCCCAACCTCCGGAGCTTCGTTATCATGTGGGACACTGACACTGGGCTTGCATGGATGCACTGACCAAGGTACGTATTCGTTGCAAAGCACCCTGACCCGCTTACGACAAAGCTATCGATCGTCGCCAGCAACAGTGTTTCCTTCGCGTTGATTGTTCCTTCTTGAAACAAGTCAACTATTTCAACAGGGATCCACCATCCCCTAAACTGTCGTTGCGGCATGTCTGTCACTTGTACTTCCTCCTTGCTTAGCCTAACCAATGAACAACCGCCTTAGCTCCTCCAACTCTTCCTCGTCAGCTTCAGCAGGATCGTCCCCCGTTTCTAGTTGCACCACAACTGTTTCACCAGGAAACGGGGACAACGCATTTGCCAATCGCTTGGCGTGCCGCTGCGCCTCCTTCTCCCGGTCCAACACAATGGCGCGTCGGGCATACCTTGCTAGTCTTGCTATCTGAGCTGACGTGAACGGGATGCCGAACAAAGCGACGGCGCCAGGGCCAATTCGCCATGCATCCAGCGGCCCCTCCACAACTATGACGGAGTGCCACGTGTAGTCCTCGCCGTAGAGGATGTGCTTGTGCTTCACCTCCTCCTCATCAGACTTTGCTGAAACGTATTTGCTTGGCACACCATCAACAATGCTCCGTGATGTCCAGCTCACCATTCGCTCGTCCAGGTAGATTGGGATGAAGATGCGCCACGGAATCCTGTCTGACCATGGCCCTGCTCCCTGTATGCGCCATGTGTCAACAAGTTTATCCGGGTCAAATCTCCGCTTGCGCAGATATCGCTTGTGGGGTTCTCGCAGCGGGCCGACATCCTTTGGCACTTTGACGCGAGCTCGGCGTATCGGCTTGTCCTCCGACGCAGCCCTCCCATGGCGTATCGCTTTGGCAATCCGGATTGCCTCGGACATTTGCAGGTGAGCTACGGCGGACAGGGCTTCAGCCAAGTCCCATCGGCCGCACTTCCAACAGACAGCGCGGCCGAGCCGGGTGTTGATTCCCAAGTGATACTTCCCGGAGTTCGGGCCGCACCTTGGGCAGTCAACTCCAACCCAACCCGGCCGCACGTGCCTGTGTTCTCCTCCCCTCTTGTAGCTGACACCCGCATTCCTCAGGATGTCTTCTATCATTTCCCGGCTGCCTCCATCAGTTGTCGTTTGCTGGGCTTTTTTGAAGCCAGCAAGTCAAGGGTTTCTTTCTTTGCCTTCTTCGGCTTCACTTTTTTCCGCGACCCCTCCATGGCTTTTTTGTAATCCTCCCACCGATCGCCAGTGGGATAAGGGCGCCCGAGCTGCTCGCAAGCCGCCGTCCATCGCAGGAACTCCGTGGCTGCCTGTCGCATCTCCGTGACGCGCTGCTTTGCACTGGCAAACAACTCCCGGGTCCTCTCGTCCCATGCTTCCCGTTCTGCCTCCGTACATGATACCAGCTCGTGGTAGTCCTGAATTGCTTGTTCATCTACCAAGGACTTCCAACGTCGGTATGCTTTCCCTGCCTGTTTGTGGGCTTCCATGGCTTCAAGGAATTGAGTGTATGCTTGCTCTTGCGCAGTCACTTTGTCGACGTCAACGTCAACAGGATCAAGAGCAGTAACTTTGCCCAGGGCGCTCTTGCCGCCCAATCCTCGCAGTGCTTGACGTGCCTTTGCAACACATCGGGCTGATACTCCCAACAGAGCAGCAGCTTCCTTGTGCGGAATGTTCAGGTCAAGCACTTGTCGCGGAGACATGTTACGAGTTGTCATCGTACACCTCCTTTAACAATTGGTCAAAAACATCAAGTCCACTCACGTCCTCGTCTCCGTCAAGCACACTTGATATGGTGCTTTGCTTGCTTTGGATAATGCGGCACAGCTTCTCCTCCAACGTGTCCCTTGCAATCAAGTAGTACACCCACACAGGAGCAGTGGAACCAATGCGATGCACGCGGTCTTCCGCTTGCAAATGGTCTGCTGGTCGAAACGATAGCTCCACAAATGCAACCGTGTTGCACACGTCCTGCAAATTGAGTCCTACACCAGCGACGTCGATGCTCCCAATCAGTACCCTGTTCGGTCCCTCCTTGAATGCTCGCAGCGCGGCTTGCCGTTTCGCTTGCGTTTCCCTGCCGTCGATCACCACTGCTTCCTTGCAAGCAGCCACCAGCGTATCAGTCATTTCGTGGTGACGCACGAACACGGCTAACTTTCCATCGCTCTCCTGTAGCCAATCGTTTATCCAACTGGCTACGAAGTTTGCCTTGTGCTTTGCTATGAGCTGAAGCAAGTAGGACAGCTTGGTTATGGACTCCGCCCTCTTTGCTCGTAACGCTGCTTGCGGGTCGCGCTCACGCAGCCAGGCTATGAAGTCTAACCGGGCGCGCTCGTATTCCCGCCTTGCCGCATCATCAAGTTCAATCGGCACAACACACCTTGTTTTGTGGGGTAGGTCCTCAATGACTTCAGCCTTGCGCCGGCGTACCATGCACGTATCCGTCAGCTTCTTGTGCAACTCCTTTACCCTAGTTGCTCCGTCGAACTTCCATCCCCATGGCGTCAGCTGTGGCCCGCAATAGCGATGTGCGAAGTGCCACCTGGACCGCCAGATTGCCGGATATAGGATGTTGAGGATGGGCCATAGTTCAATAGGTTTGTTGAGCAGAGGAGTGCCGCTCAACGCTAGTATGTTCGGCACCTTGTAGCACAAGCGTCGAGCGGCCTTTGTACGCTTTGCCTTGGGATTCTTCACATAGTGACACTCGTCAAGCACTACTGTCCGAGGGCGCATGCGCCTCAGCTCCTCAATCCAACAGTCAAGCACGTCGTAGTTGATGATCGCCAGATCGCAGTAGCCTAAGGGGCGGGCCTTTCTCCCCGAAAGCACGACTGGGGTAGCGTGCAAAGCTCTCTTACACTCAACCTCCCATTGGTATTTTACCACGGCTGGGCACACTACCACAGCCGGAAGCCTATCCCGTCGTGCTCCTATCCACCATAGGCTCATCAGCGTCTTTCCCAGTCCCATTTCGTAGGCCAGAAGCACACGGCCGCCAAGACTTGTTATTCTGCACAAGTCTTGCCTCTGGAACCGGTACGGACGGCACGACCGGAAATCAATGAGTGTGTTTTTCCTTCCGTTCATCTTCTTCCATTTCCCGTAAGCAGCGCAGGACTCCCCTCCTGTCGCTCTCCGCCTCATGCTTTGTATCATAAGGGCCATAGGCCCCATAGTCCTCATCCCCGACGATCCACCACTTTTTGCCAATCTTTTTCACCTTCAGCGCAATCCGCATGACTACGCTCCTCAATTGAACAAATCGGTGAACTCGTCAAACGCAGAAATCACTTGTGCCAAGCTCATACCTTTCTTCTTTGCACGCTTTGCTAGCCAGCGCTTTGCCCCTTCGCGTCCTCCCCTTCGTAGAGCTCGCTTGAGCTCCGCCGGGGACTCTGCAACCATCCGTACAATCGCGGAAGCGTCCTCGGATAAGAGCCGTAGTGGAGGGGCTTCCGCAACGTGCGACAGATCGCACAGGACAACTCGCTTATCGTGCCTAGCACGCTCAAGCAACCTGGTGAGCGCTCCCCGCACCTTCCAGTAGAGGTGTGTGGTGAAGGAAGCACGAGTTTCGTCATAGGTCCTTACTGCAACAACGTATCCCTCATTGGCCGCTGACTTGCACTCCTCCCAGTCAATCGCATGGGCAAGACTAAACTCCCATGCCTTCTTGTTGAGCAGAGGTTCAACTTGCTCGTATGACATAACAGACATGTCTTGTCTCCTTTGCTTGAAGTGTGGCTGCGCCGAGCCAGTACCCGGCGCAGCCCACCCATGCCTCACACCGCAACTCCGGCGATTCTGCACACTGCCTCGAACGCTCGCTGCTTCATATCCCGCCCTGGGCCGAACAAGCACACGTTGAATCGGGCTTCGGCCTTTTGGCGGTACGTAGCTCCACGGCGCGGCAGGTGGTCAATAAACTCAGTTACCGCGTTGAAGGCGGCCCATGCCGACCGGGGAGCGGACGCTTGGGTCCAATTGTGGAAAGCCTGCGTGATGCCTCGCCGGGTTTTGATCAACTGATTTTGCCGACGCTCCGTGTAATCCGGGTCAGCTTCGTCGAGCAGCGGGCACAGCACGTCCAACAAGCGGAACCAGTCACCCGCTGAGAGACGCACCTTTGCCAGCTCCCTGCCGACTTCGGCATACTTGTCGAACTGATCATTCACCTGTCGGAGGATGTCGCGGGCCTGTTGCAGCTTGGCATCAATGTCGCCACTGTGCCGGATTGAGAGCGACTTGACCTCCTTGCTCTTCGACGCCAGCGCGAACGTGTTTGCGCACACAACCCGCACCGACGTTGGTCCAAAACGGATAGATCCCTCACCATCATGTGCCAGCGACAACAGCACGTATCGCAGCACTTCGTCGCCGCTCACAATCTGGTCGGATTTGGGAAGCCGCGCCAGCAGCACGACTTGCTTGCCGCCTCGGAGCGAGAACGCGCTCTCGTACTCCATTTGATGATCCTCAATCAGGCGGTCCAGGAACGCAAACGCCTCGTCGTTCTGAACCACCTTGTAGCGGCCCGACACAATGCCCAGCACGGCATGCGTGTCGGATCGCACGTTGGCGTACACACCGCGGATGTCCTCGTAGTGCGAAGCATACTTCGCTGCCACTGGCACTTGCTCGACTCGCCAGTTCAACCCGGCTGCCTCCAGTGCTTCAGCGCTCGTCATGGGGTGGTCCAAGACCACTCCCAAGCCGTGCCACGCAGGCCGCAGCGCAAACGCGGCCTCCGCTCGGCCGTCCTCTCTGACAGTAATTTCGTGTCCCATGGACTTCTCCTTTCGTAACAGTGTCACTTCTCTTCCACGTTTGGATTCACAGCTTCTCCCACCATCGAACCCAAAAACCGTCCACCGTAACGGCGTGACGGGTGAGCTCGTTGGTCACTGGGTGCAAAGCCCCTTGCTTGTGTCGGACGCTTGCCGGAGCGTTCCGCCACTGGCTGACCGTCGGCCGCAGCGTTACTACTGGGCCGCGCCACACTTCCAGCTCCTGCCCCGTGGTTCCATGAACCACAGTCACATCACTTTCCACCAGTTCGGCTCGCTTGTAGTGCCGCCCGCACAGCGGCACACCAGCGAACTCTGCCTTTGCTCGCACCGTGCAATGTTGCACAGTGCACGTTACGACGTTTCCTGCGGCTTTGGCTTTCGCCATTGCCAGCAGTGCTTCCTCCTCCGTGTTGTACTTCCTTGTCCGGGGACTTTTTCTCTCCCCAATCCGTCCCCCGACGTGCTCCTGGACAATGTACTTGGACTTGGTCATTTCCTTCCTCCTCTTTGACTGGGCTGGTTCCCGGGCACCAGCCAGGGGGCAAGTTCCCTCCCGGGCGGGTTGGTGTGTTACAACAGTCGATACCAGCGGGTGGAGCTGGCTGTAAGCCGCTCCATTTCTGCCTGGTCCTCCTCATCGATGGGGGACACGCAACGCCCAGCTCCTCCACAGAATCCCGTTTCCAAGTACAGGGGCTGGCCGCGCTCAACGGCCCGCTGGATTGCCCTGCGCAGCTCGTCGGCCGGCACGCGCGGCCGTAAGGACAGGGCACGCCCCAGGATCGCTTTGACGTTCGGCATGTGATTCATCCTCCTGCTAAAAGGTCCAGGACACCTCCCGCAAGTCTCCGCCGACTTGTTGGAAGATTCGAGCACCGAAGCCATGTCGTCTTGCAATCTCAATTGCCCCGTCCAGTTCCCAGGACCAGCCGAGCAGACGAAGCTCGTCCCCGTTTCGCTCGGCCACCATGTATGCGTCGGGAGGAACGGGGTACACCTTGAAAGGTCTGTAGCGTACCATTGCAATCTCCTTACTCCACAACGTACCAGACTCCCCAGATGCGGCCCGGCACTTCATAGATCCGGACCGGCTCTCCTTGCAACCGTAGCTGGGCTGCATATCGCTTTGCACTTTCCAGCGTCCAAAACATGGCGTCTCTCCTTTACTCCTAGGCTTTTTCTCCTCCCTCCATTAGCTATTATAGCATGCACGCTATACCCGTCAACCCGAAATCCTGGAATTTCCAGGATTTTACGTAAGTCCTTACGTTACTTAGACTTACGTTCGTCCAGGAGGTCCACCATGGAAACTCCCAGGGCCTCCGCTATCCGTTGTAACGTGCTAAGTCGCATGTCATGTCCGCGCTCAAACCGGCAGACAACTGGCTGGGCAACACCTAGTCTTTCAGCCAGGTCCAATTGGGTCAATCCCCGCTCTTGCCTGAGCTGCTTTATCCGCTCGCCAACTATCATCATCGCGCCACCTCCTCTTTCCGGGCATGTTGCACTTGCGCATAGAATCTGTCAATCACGTCTTTTTCTGATTCGCACACCCGACGTAATAGGTCATCGTCCCAACTGACACCGCCAACGGGAGCGGCATTAACCCGGCCGAGACGTTTTAGCTGATCGATTGCTTGTTCTATAATGTCACCGTACCCGACACTTCGCATTAGGGATATAAAGTCATTCAACAACGATTCGGTATGCCCAATGTATTGACAAAACTCCCCACCCCGAGGACCAACGTAAAGATCCACCAAGCGAGTGTACCACATCGGCTCCTTCTCTAACATCAGGAACACCCAATCATTGAACGTAGCGTCTTTTGGCAGCTCAAGCAATCGTCTTGCCGCTGGTGCCTGTGGATGCCATGTCCATGGACGGCCTCCTTGTAACGCCAACATCTTTTGGTGTCTCAGTGTGCATCGTTGAATCCACCGCCAATTTGACTCGTAGAAGCCAATAGGATGGCGAACGAACACAGCGATCGCTTTGACGTTAGGCATACTGTTACGATAGTAGTGGGACAACAAAGCATGCTTCTTTGGAATGTGTGTTGGCTGCTTGCTGATCCACTTGCTGGTTCGGACCCCATACATAGACAATATCTCCAAAGCCTTCTGCACCCATGTCCCACCGCAACGTGGGATATGCTGGATCAACAGACCCTTGTCCTTCAAAAAGCGAGCCATGGGTTAACCTCCCTCTGTTATCCACTCTCTATTCCTGCCCGCCCTGCCGTACAGGAAGGCATCTCCTGGCGCAGATGAGTCCGAAGTGACACCGGCCAAAACTCAATTGATTTGTCCCAGGCCAACATGTGTTCATCGGCCAGACGGGTGAAGCAGTTCAGGCACAAGGTTGACTGACGGAGATGTTCGGGTACTGCTGCGGACCACAGATCATCTGGGACCGTGAATCCCACCCGGATGACCTCGTAGCACGCCTTACAGATTTCGCGTGCTGGTACACCAGTTTTGCTTGCTTCCGTTTCTTCGCTTGAATTCATGTTTTTCCTCCCATACGCAAGAGCTTATTGAACACCACAAAGCCCCGGCCGGGATTCGAACCCGGTTGACTGGCCTTAAGCGCCAAGCAGCCACCAGTCACCTTCTTCCGCAGTTCGCCTGCCTCACCAAGCTACTTTGCGGACGCGCAAGGTTGCGTGTTCCCACCACGCCGCCGGTGCTTAATCTCTTCACGCTTTGCTCCTGCTATTGACGACACACCTGTTACCACATTTCGGACAAGTTCCCTCACTCAAGTCTATCGTTACGAAGAACTCACGTCCACAGGAACATCTTACTCTCCTAGCTGGAAAACAAATGGTTGGAGCACAACCATACTGAAGGAACAGATCGTCGAGACTGCAAGAACACGACTCGATTCCGTTACACAAACCATCAGCGCCGAGCTCTATCAACCATTCCTTGATGTGTTCGCCAACACATTTCACTTCGTTCATCGCATACCTCAAAAGAGAGCCTTCCACACTAACATTACACAGCCGACTATTGCTATGAGGCTCACAATACCCTTCATGATGTCAGACAGCACGCCATAACCAACTCCTCGTAGAGTATGGTGCGCCTCCAGCGCGCCTTTGTATGCGTCCTCAACCTCCCTGCGTGCCTCGTTACACATCTGCACTACGTCTCTCATGTCTTGTCCTCCTGATAGCTCGTTTTGGTGTGCCTCACCCTATACAGATTCGGCAAGGTAATGGGCACAATCCTCCCGTACCTCGACCACTCCTGCCGGAACACTATGTCGTCGCGGAAGTTGGGAAACGGTTGCTTGACCGGTCGGTGCCACTTTCCTTTGCCCTGCTCCACATAACCTCTGTGCCATGCATCCTCAGCCCGGACAATCTGCACACCGCCTATCGCCTTGCTGTAGTAGTGAGGCACAAAAGTAAATTCGTCTAATGGCAATTTATCAACATGCCATGCCTGGCAAAGCAACTGATCCCCTTGCTCATGCGTTTCGCTTATAAGCACCTTGCTCGGAAAAGCAACGGACGCGCCTTCCGGCCACTCCATGCGTGCCAGGGTACTGAGACAATCCTCGCCGAAAAGGTAGTCACAGTCAGTAAACCACAACAACCCATCTCGACCGAACAGCGTGGCTCGGTGACGACCGATAGCACGACGCCACAACCATTCCTTCGGCAAAGGTATGTGATCGATAAACAAAGGACGGTCCAGCTTCCTGAACCGTTCCGCAGCCCAATCCATTACCCAGCTCGTGTTTTCGTCGGACTCCGTCCAACAAACAGTCCATCGCACTTCGCACTCGCATGGGAATTGAAGTAGCGACATCGCTTGCAACTTCAATGCCCAAGCAAAGTGAACATACTTGTCAGCGTAGCAATGGGACACGATCCTAATTGGTTTCATTGCCTGACTCCCAACTCAGTTTCGGAGGTTCCTCTTCAATTCCTCCAGGTCGTCCTCAGTGTCCACCGAAATCAAGTCCTTCCTCCAGGCCTCCCACACACCATAGAACTTGTACCCCCTGAGCAGCCACGTGAGTTGCTCAAGTTTTTCGGTCTGTGACATCCTATGAGGAAGGAAGTTACTTCCATCCCATGCGCCGATAATCGTGCTTGCATAGATCCCAAGATGTCGGCACACAGAAGAGACCCACATTCCAACGGGAGGCACCCTAGAGAACCAGCAACAATGACCATAGCTAGGATCGACCACAACCTTAACGACGTTAGGGTTGTTTAAGCTCAGTCCTGCGCATGGCGTATATGCTGTTGTTATCGCACGCGGCCACAAATGAGCACACTTCACCAAAGCCTCAACATTAGTGAAGTGCGGCTCATCCACCTGCCAGTCGATAATGACATCGCTTGGACGGACGTTTCCGTTTCGTTTCAGATACCGATCAACAAAGCAACTAACACGAGCCATGCCACACCAAGCGCCTTTTACTTGCATGCAGTCAATGTTTCTTCTCTTGCACAAGTCAACAATCTCGTCGTCCTCAGTCACTACCCACAAGCCACCAAACTCAACATGGGGTTCGGTCAACCTAACAGCTTTTGCAGCTTGCTCCGCCGTGTACTCGAGCAAAGTCTTGGACCCGCAAACAGTGCGGAGTGGTTTGTTTGGCAAACGGCTGCTCGACAAACGAGCAGGAATGACTACAAACACTCTCGGCTTTTCTTGCATGGCTGCTCTCCTTAAAGCTATCAACAAAAAAGACATAGGTTCCGACGTACTCCTCATCCTCTGCCTTACACAAGACATTCTGTTTGCTCAGAAGTAGTCGCATGTTTCTGCAATCCTTGCATCGGCCTCCATCACCTTTTGAAACCACGGTTCTTTCCTCCACTTGCTAAGCGGAAACAGAAACGGTAGGAACGGAGTTGTGATGCGATCTCCACCATACATTTCCAGTTCGACATCCAATGGCTTCAGAGTATCATCCAAGCAATATGGGATATCCTCTACCCGGATGAGGGAGTCGAAGCTCCCATGCTGAACTAACTGCCAATGTTCTGTGGCATAGGTGCGCAGTCGTTGCTCAATGAAGTCCCCCAATGAGAGAGTAGCTCCATTGAACCATGACCTTTGCATCCACCTTTCAAACTGCCACATGACCGGGTGACGCACAATCGCCACCCTCAGCATTGGCTCGGAAGACGACGGCTCCAACCCGTTCCACCACAGATACGTTGCCAGCCAAAACGGGTCGGGCAGACCAATAGGACAGAACGAGATACATCCCTTCGGTGTTTCAACCTTCAGATCCATTGCAGACCCCTTTCTCAATCTTGTCCAAGTGCTTGTTCCTAACGCCCAACCTCCACTCTGATATACCACCTATATTATACGACAGACATTCCTGGTAAATGGGCCACCACCATGCAAATCCCCTAGGCGACTTGTCCACGGGCCGCACATTGGAATCACCGTGGTAGTGCATCACCACTATTTCATCATCCCTCAGTTTCAATGACTGGTATAGCGGTGAGTTGTTCCAGCGTCCGTATCCAGTGGCCACCTTCAACTGGCCGCGAGGAGCAAACATGGGCAGCATAGGATGCTGAGCTACCTCGTCGGCGATGAAGAGGCTTCTTGCCTCCCACGTCCACTTCTCCCACACAGGCAGCACGGGGGAGTCGCACCGCGAGGCAAACACACCACAGTTGACCGAGGGCCATCTTGCAGAGGGATCCAGCACCGCATCGATCCAGCCATGCCTCTCTCCCTCAATGACGCTCCTGAGGCGGTCCACCCGCCTGGATATCTTCGCTCCGCACGACACCCAATCACAAAACTGGGTGGCTGTGTAACCACACTGCTCTGCTACTCTGAAGAGATCGGCCAGGTCCTCGTGATGCACTGTACTGTCGGCATCAAGGTAGAGGAACGTGACGTCTTTGACCTCCTGCGCAAGGCGGATCCTGTCCAAGCCCTGTGCGTTCTTTCCCCTGTATCGTGGTTCTCTCGGTATGACCTGAATGTCCAACCGACTGTCTTGAGCAATTCTTTCAACAATCGATTGCGACTCCGGCCATACATAAACCCTAACCTCGCCAGACCAGTGCTTCCGGAGCGTGTATAACGACACGACAAGGTAAGGCAAATGAGCTGGCCCAGAAATCAGGTAGCAAACGGCCCTTCCTTTCATTCCTTGTATCTCCCACCAAGAATGTCGGCAGTCGTTTGACGTATTGACGACATGCGACTGCGCAGGGTCCATCCACGATTCTTCATTTGCACTCGCCGGATCTCCTTACCCAAGCGCTTAGCCACATACCACATGTATCCGTCCTGACTAGGCACGGGTAGGATTCCATTACCTACCGATGCTCGAGCCAAGTCAGCACAAAGCTGAGTAAACCTTGTGTTGAAGAAGGCACACCAACTACAAATCCGCTTGTGCCTCAATCGCTCAGCTCCTGGTGCCGGTATCAATCGTAGTGGCTCGGTGTCCTGGAATTGGGGCAGCCGGTAGTGATCGACCCACTGGTCCAGCCTCTGCATCTGATCAGGTGGGATCGTGTAACCCCATGGTTGGGCAACTATCGCCGGTTCGCCCTCAAACCACCTCTCGTCAATCCAGTTGTCCATGCCCGTAGCTAGAACGTCCGTGTCTAGCTTCAGCCAGTAGGGTGTTTGCACAAGTTCCCCCACATACACGAAGCCGGCGAGCATTTTGTGACGCTGCGGATCGTCCCACTTACACTCTCCCGCCCCTGGCCACACCTCCCGATCAATCCAGCGGTGCGGCCAAGGAATGGGCTTCACTATAGGATGTTGTACGCATGATAAGACGTCGCTTTCCCTCAGTTGACTGCGATCGTAGAAAACCCACAATGGGTGTCTCCACAGCGAAGGCTTTTTGACTTTCCACGTAACAAACGTGTAGGACAATTGCCGAATCGTCTTGGAGTCGACACCTACGACTGTTGTGTATTCCATATCCACCATGTCCTTGATTCAATATCAGTTTCCACCTCAAGCAAGCGTTCGCAAGCAAACTCTTCAACGGCACGCCTGACACCCCAACCCCAACACACATCACCCATCCCACCATAATCGTGTCCACAAAGGACTCCGCCCTTCCTTACCTTCGGCCACCAAGCTACTACATCCCTCTTCACGTGTTCGTACAGGTGGCAAGCATCTATGTAAACAAAGTCGAGTTGATCATCTAGGAAGTAGTTAGCTGCCTCAGCTGAGTCAGCTTTTACAATGACCACTCGTTCCCCAAACGGCTTTAGCCGACGTCTTGCTTCCCGCTCTACTGTAGTCATGTTCTCCTTTAACAGCATCGTCTTGGCAGCCACTTCACTATCCCACAGATCCACCACCCAGAGTCGCGTTACCGGGCAACGTCGGAGGATCCAGCTAGCCAACTCACCCTTGTACGTTCCCACTTCAACTCCAAAGAGGTCCTTTCTGCCAACCCCCAAGAGCAGTTGCTTGAGTTTCCCCCGTTGCCTTCTGCGCAACCCAGGCATTAGCTTCTGCCTCCCTGATCCACCCGCACAATGTCGTTGGCACTGAGCTTAACCCAATAGATTTCCAAAGCCTCGCCATCCTCTAGGGCTTCAAAGCGATGCAACTGACCTGGAGGCACGTCTGTCACCTCCCCTGGCCCCACTATGGTTACGTCCTCACCTACCCCATCCCACCATACGTTGATTTTCAAAGTTCCGCGAAGCACGATAAAGCGATTCCACTTGTGCTTGTGCTTGTGCTTCGAACAGTAAGCACCGGCGCGAAACCTGATCCTGTGTACCTCAACGCCATGGTGAGCAAACAGTAACTGAGTGTCCCCCCACACTTTCCCTTGCCTTGGCCCTATGGGAGGTACGTCGAACGTGGGCACCTCAATCATACAGCGGTTCTCCAAATACAGATTTCATACTAATTTGTGCAAAATTAGTATATGGGTCACTTCTCTTCATCATCATACCAGCGACTCAAGTCGATTGTATGCTCAATGTCGTTCCAGCACTCCCTCAACGCCACGGGATAGGGCACATACGGGAACGCCCTTAGTCCACTGCGCTGGTAGCAATTGTAGATTTCAACGCCAAACTTCCTGAAGACCCCATCGCTTTCCATCCGGCACAGCCAGTCGTTGACCACGGAGAACAACCGGTTGTTATGAGCTACCTCCCCATCGGACCTCTCCTGCTCAAAACTGTAAGCCTCCTGCTTAGTCATGCGAAAATCAACACCAACCAGGAAGATACGCTTTGCTCCGAGGTATGCCAACAGCCGGAGAGCCAGCAACATTGTGCTAACTCCCTTTGGTTCCCCTGTCTTTTTCACTCCGACGTCATGGTTCCCCCATAGAGCTGCTTTGCTAAGAAAGAAACGCTCATCGGGCCATAACCAGCTCTCCCGTTTGAATCCCCATACGTTCGGGCAATCAGACACTGTACGTCCCAAGTCACAGAAGGAACCATCGGGCATCTTACGTCTCAAATAACCCCGCCTGGACCGCAACTTCACTGTCGGCACGAACTTCATTATGGCTGGATCCAGCCATATGGCGTGGTGGAACTTCCTCGGAGGATCGGCGCAGACGAACGCATTGGGCCGAAACGACTTGTGTGCCGCCATGTTGTTGACGGCCATTGTCCAAACG